AAGAATTTGATAGGAGGATGGCTACAGATAAGAAATTTGCTGCTGCTAATAAAGATACTTTCACAACCAATATTAAAGGGGCCAGTACCCCAGCTGCAGCATCTTTTAGAAGAGCTAATGCACTAGGACTTGGTGATACAGAAGACGTAGTAAGAAAAGTATTCAGCGCTCTAAATGACCCCAAATTGAGAAAAGAGGCCAAAGAGTACGCCGATACCGCTTCAGGAATGTCAAAGAATCTAAAAGAACTTAATGATATTTCTAGTGATTATATTATTTCTATTACTAATCAATCAAAAGAGTTAAAGGCTCTTAATGCTTTTAGTACTTCTAGTGCACAAGCTATTAAACTTCTAGATAAAAATGATCTTACTAAATCTGGTGCTAATATTCAAGAATTTTTATCTGGCATTACAGATCAATTTGAAGAAATGTCTGGTATAAGTCTACCAGCGGATCTAGAATTATTACGTACTAGGCTAAATAGATTACAAGAAGATGTAAATAATAACTATAAAACAGCTATGGAATTGGCTGGGTCTGATAAAGATCTTCAGAAAAAAGCAGAGGATGATAGAGCAAAATCTCTTAGTCAAGGTACTAGTTCACTACTAGGCTCATACGGTGGAATTGAAAAAGTACAACAGGACTATATCGGATATTCATTAAAAGCTTCAAAAAGTTTAGCAGACTTAGCTACTGCAGCCGGACGCGCATCCTTGGCACAAACTAGTCTATCCGCTAAGCTTAAAGAAACTCAATTTTATGGTAGTTTTTCAAAAGAAGGAGAAGCTAGAGCTATTAGAGAAGCACGTAAAACTGAAGAAAAAATAGCAAATATTCAAATAAAAGCAGAAAAAACTAATGCAGCAGCTATAGATGCTCAAAAATCAAATACAGAGCAACAATTAAGAACTGCTCTATCTTTAGCCTCAAAAGAACTATTTAAGAATAGCAAAAGCAATAATCCTAGTCCTCTAGGTACAGGATCTGTAAAAGATCAAGCTATCCAAGCTTTATCAGTAAAAGAACTTGATGGGTCTATAGCATCTCAAATTCTATCCTTAGTTAATAGTTTAGAGTCCTTAGGGGCTGCTAGTGTAATTGCAACTCTAAAAATAGACTCAATCAGAGCCTCCCTAGGCAAAGCTAGAGAATCCGAGGCTAGAGCAGAATTTAAGGAAACTGATGCTGAAGCTGATAAGAAATTTAAACCTGAAGAAGATAAACTATTCGAAGAGCTCAATAATCTAGAGAAAAAATCACAAAGTATTGCATTACTAGATTCATCTTACTTATCTGCTAGAGTAGATAGTGAAATTAATCTTATTAAAGCAAAAGCTGATATATTACAATATGAGAAAGATTTAGCAATAAAGATAGGGGAGTATAATACTCTTGTAGAACAATTAATAAAAGATCCTACTAATGTATCTATAGGAGAAGCTGTAGTTGGTAAAGCTAGGGCTAGGGATGAAGCTTTCAAAAAAGGTGAACCACTACGTGACCTACCCAAGGTTATACAAGACGAAGAAAATTTAAGAATTAGAAAAACTAACCTAGAAATAACTGAAAAACTTTCTGATAATTTAAGTGAACAAGTAGACCTAGCCTCTTCCTACTCTGATTATTTACTTAGTGTATCTACTAACTATAGTAAAATTGCTGAGTTTAATACAGTAAGTACTCAAACACTACTAGAACAATATTCAATACAAGAGAGAATACTTGAAGCTCAAATAGCTATTGAAAAATCTAAAGTTGGAGATATAGAAGCAGAACAGAAGATAGTAGACTTACAACAGCAACACTTAGCTTTTAAATTAGATACTCATCAAAAATTAACTGATCTATTTAAAAAGGAAACTGAGCTCAGCTTAAAAATAAGAGAGCAGTCTGGTAGAGCTTCAGATATTTTTGGTACTGAAGGACTACAAGAGGCTATAACTATAGCCATGGATAGAATAGAGGAAACTACAGGTAAATCTAAGTCTGTTATGTCTCAACTGGCTACTGGAATTGTAGATTCTGCAGATATAATAGTAGATAGTTTTACTACTATGATACAGAAAATGGATGAGACAAAATTAACTTTCAAAGCTTTTAGTGATATGGTCAGAAATACTTTAAGCGACATGTTTAGGGATATGGCCTCAGACGCATTTAAAAATGCTATGAAGAGTGGAATCAAGTTACTAGCAGCAAATTTTGGGTATGATACTCGTACTAACCAAGAAAAAGCGGCTAGTGCACTACAGATTACTGCTAATAGTTCTCTTGATCAACTAAAGTTAATTCAACAGGATATGAGGGCTTTACTACAGGCATTAGTACCAGGTAAGATAGATCCTATAGCTCAACAAGGCATAGATTTGGATAAACAGTATAACCTTGATTGGGAGAAAGCTAATAAAGCTAATGATACTGGAGTTAGAACATCCCCATATCCATATCCAACTAGTGCATCTATTATGTCTAGGCAACTAGATGGTGTATCTAGTATTGGCGCTACTAGCGCATCAGCTGGAACTTACGATCCTTTAGTACAGGCAGTTAGTTCTACAGCATCTTCCGCTAAAGAAACTAATAGACTTCTTAACGAGATAGCACAAAAGATTAACCCAAGTAGTATACCAGTACCAGATGTTATACAACCACCAGCTATGCAAGATAGTAGTACACCTATTCTGAGTAAGACAGCTACTACTAATATTGAAAAGGGTGGAACAAAAATAGACGTAGCTGCTGATAAGTTTAACATGGCTACTACTGTTATGCATGGAGCAGTAGGTGCTTTAGTTGGTGCACTTGCTACTGGAGGTAGTGCTAAAGGGGCTCTCGGTGGAATACTAATGGGAGTAGCAACTAGTGTTATTAGTGGTGGTATAACTGGTGGATTAACTAGTATTTTTGCAAAAGCGAAAGGTGGTATTGTAGGTCCATTAGGTGACATGCCCCTCCATAAATATGCTAGAGGTGGTATAGCTACATCACCACAGATGGCACTATTTGGGGAAGGTAGTAAAAATGAAGCATATGTACCACTACCAGATAATCGTAGCATTCCTGTTACCCTAAAAGGAGGTAGTGGTGGAGCTACTTTTGGGGATACTAATATTACAGTAACAGTAACTAATAGTGGTAGTGTAGATACATCTATTTCTGCTGATCAAGCTACTAACCTAAGTAAAGCTTTAAGCGTTTCAATTAAAGCTACTATCCAAGAAGAACTTATGAAACAGATGAAACCTAGAGGAATGTTACATGGCTGATATCTTTACCTACGTACCCTCTAGGGGGTTCTCCAGAACTAGTAAGCCCACTGTCAATACTGTTAAGTTTGGTAGTGGGTACTCTCAAAGAGTTGCCTATGGAATAAATAACTTAGACGATTCTTGGGATCTACAATTTACTAACCAACCACTATCTACTGCAAATAATATACTTGATTTTTTAGCTTCTAAAGGTGGTATTGAATACTTTTTATTTAAGCCACCAGGTGAAGCTGAATTTTTCAAAGTTATTTGTGAAGACTGGTCTACAGAGTACACTTCTCATATAAGTAGAAGTATAAATGCTACATTCAAAAGGGTTTACGATTTAACATGAGTATATTAACAGAATTAAGAAAATCCTCTCCTAGTAAGATTATAGATTTATTTAGTGCGGACTTGTCTACCGTAGGAGGTTCTGAGGTGTTAAACTTTTTCTCGGACACTAATGAGTTGGGTAATAGTTTAGTTTTTGATTCTGAAACCTATATTGCCTACCCATTTGAGATGAAAGGTTTTGAGTGGGATGGTGCTGGTCAACTAGCAACCCCTAAACTAACAATAGCTAACTTAGGTGGATTGATAAGTGAGTATAATAGATTATATCAAGACTTATTAGGATTAAAAGTTACTCGAATTCGCACTATGTTAAAATACATAGATGCAGTAAACTTTGAAGAAGGTAACCTAGAAGCTGACCCTGAGGCTCAGTTTCCTAAAGAAGTGTACTTTATTGATCGTAAGGTAGTAGAAACTAATACTACTGTAGTTTATGACTTAGTATCTGCTCTTGATGTTAGTTCCGTTAAATTACCTCGTAGACTAATTATTCAAAATATTTGTCAGTGGAGGTATAAAGACGCTAATTGTAACTATCTACCTTCAGCACACGAGAACAGAATGTTTACTAGTGTAGGTACACCAACAACAGACCCCCTATTAGACGTTTGTGGTAAGAAACTATCAGACTGCAAACTAAGATTTGGCGCAAGTTCAGTATTAAATTATGGAGCCTTTCCAGGTGCAGGATTATTTAGCTAATTTTATAGAGTACGCTGAAGCTAATATACTAAAAGAAGCCTGTGGAGTAATTGTAAATAATTCTTTTATACCTTGCACTAATATAGCAATTGATAAGGATACTTTTATAATTGATCCTATAGAATATTTAAAGGCTTCTAAACAGGGTGCTATACAGTTTATTTGTCATAGTCATTTAACTGGATCCTCTAAGCCTACGCCAGCAGATATCTATGGATGTAATAAGAGTAAAGTACCTTGGTTTATATATTCATTAGTTGACAAAACTAGTAGTATAAATGCACCTACTGATTATAAATTCCCCTTTCTAGGTAGACCCTATTATTTCGGTACCCTAGACTGCTGGGGCTTAGTAGGAGATGTACTACTAGAAGAGAAAGGTATTAAAGTTGGTAGGCCAAAAGTTACAGAGCAGGACTGGTTCAAATATGAAGAAAATTTATTTGAAAAGTATGCAGATGATAACGGCTTTGAAAAAGTAGTAGATAAAACACTAAATAAGTATGATGTATTATTATTTAAAGCTGGTCGAACTAAAATACCTAACCATTCAGGTATAATGTATGATAATGGTACATTTTTACACCATACAGCCAATAGAATTTCTTCACAAGAAATATATGGAGGCTACTGGAATAAATGTACAGTGGCCTTATATAGGCATAGAGAGTTAAAATGAGAACAGTATACCTATATGGTGATCTAGCAGAGCTATTCACGGATAAGATAGGCCTTGAAGTTAAGTCTATTCGTGAAACTATACGTGCACTATCAGCTAACTTCCCTAATTTTGCCAATTATATGCTAGAGCATAAACCTGGCTTTCATATTAAGGTTGGAGATATTCTTCGTGAAGAAGATACTCTTGAGGAACCAATCGGTAATAAAGATATTCATCTAATACCTGTAGTTGCTGGTTCTGGTAAACTAGGTATGATAATTGCGGGGGCTTTCCTAATCTATATGACAGCAGGTGCTGCATCAGGTGCAGTTCTCGGGTCCTCTACTTTCGCGGGCACCACTGCAGGCTCTTTCTGGCTAGGAAGTACTGGAGCCATATCTGCTAGTGTGGCTGCCTCTCTTGGTCAAATTGGTGTAGGTTTAGTAATGGCAGGTATTTCTGCTGTTCTATTTGCTCCACCAAAGCCTAAAGCCCAAAAATCTACAGAAAATACTCCAAATACTTATTTTAGCGGTGCTGTAAATACTGTAGCACAAGGGCTACCAGTACCAATTGGTTATGGGGAGCTTATTATTGGTTCCGCTATTGTAAGCGCTACATTTAGTGTAGATAGTGGGGCGGGAACTAAAAAATACGAGTGGAGCTTTCCAGCCTCTGGTACTGTTGGCTGGACACTTATTTCTGGTACTACTTATCAGAGTAATAGTCTGAACATAAAATATAATACAAATTTAGGTGAGTATACTTGGAATCAAGTTACATTAGTCCCAGCGTACTATGATTTCGATGAGTTTGGAAACTATGTAGAGTATCCCGAGTCTACTAGCACAAGAGTGTACACCTATAGTGAATATACAGGTAGGTTTAAATCACCACGAGTGCAATTCGCTATTGGTAGGATTAATAAAGGTTTTAATGCTACTTATGGTAGCGCAACAGGTTCAGATGTTATACCAGAAGGCTGGGGTTCCTAATGAATACAAATTTAATTATTGGTAGTGGTGGAGGAGGTAAAGGAGGAGGTAGTCATACTCCAGTAGAGAGCCCAGATACTCTTAAATCTCAATCCTTTGCGGAAGTAGTTGATCTATTGTGTGAAGGTGAGATAGTTGGTTTAGTAGACGGTATAAAATCTATCTACATTAATGATACCCCTATCCAAAATTCTGATGGTACCTTTAACTATGAAGAAAGTGGCTTCCAGTACTATTTTAGAACAGGTACTCAAGATCAGGAGTATATTCCAGGTTTTGAAGTCCCTCAGGCTGAAATTCCTGTTGGAAGAGAAGTAAAGTTTTCTTCCCCAGTAACGGAAACTGTTGTAACTTCCGCCGAGGAAAATGTAGACTTTGTAAGAGTAACTATAGATATTCCCGCCTTAGTGCACTACGCAGATAATGGTGATACTAATGGTTCAGAAGTACAATTTAACATCGATATAATTAAGAATGGTCTAGGTAATTCTCCAATTAGTGCTGTAAAGAGAACAGTTATTGGAAAAACTACATCTAATTATCAACTTAGTTATCTTATTGAGTTGCCACGTACCCCTGGGATGGCAAATGAATTCTTCGCCATTAAAGTAACAAAACTTACTAAGGATTCTACGACATTAAAGCTCCAGAATACATTAAAGTTTTCTAGCTTTACTAAGGTATCAAATACTAAGATGAGGTATCCCAACTCAGCACTATGTGCTATGAGAATGGCTTCCTCTCAGTTTAACTCTATACCTAAACGCGGCTATCACGTAAAGTTACTAAAAGTAAAAATTCCTAGTAATTATAATCCAGAAACTAGAGAATATACTGGTATTTGGGATGGTACGTTTGACTATGCTTGGACTAACAATCCTGCATGGTGTTACTACGACCTTATTACTAATGAGCGCTACGGACTTGGTGAATATATATCAGAAGACTTAGTAGATAAGTGGTCATTATATACTATTGCACAGTATTGTGACCAGTCAGTACCTACAGGGTTCAAGACTACTGAAGGTACAGATATACTCGAACCTCGTTTTACTCTAAATACTTATATTCAAGAACGTCAAGAAGCTATTAAACTCCTATATGACATTGCCAGTGCCTTCCGTGGAATGATTTACTGGACTAATGGCACTTTACATACTGAACAAGACTCTTCTAGTAGTACGCCTACTCTACAATTTACTAATAGTAATGTAGTAGGAGGTACATTTACGTATTCGGGTGCTTCAAAGAAAGTTGTACATACTGCTGCATTGGTTACCTGGAATGATCCTCAAGCTTTATACCAACAAAAGATTGAGTATGTAGAAGATAGATTAGGAATAGAGCGCTATGGTTATAATCCTTCTGAGATAATTGCTTTTGGATGTACTTCTAGAGGTCAGGCTGTTCGTGCAGGAAACTGGCTACTATATACTGAAAGGGTAGAATCTAATATTGTTAGTTTTTCCGCAGGACTAGATTCTGTATATTGCACACCAGGTACTATTATAAAAGTATTTGATGAAGCTTTAGTAGGTGTAGAATATAGTGGTAGAATAGTTTCGTCCCTTACTAATACTATATCTCTAGATAGGGAAGTAACACTAGCGACAGGACAGACCTATTCTGTTAGACTAAGCACTCATAACCCCAACTATTCTCCAACCGATGAAATTACTGCCTCCGATCAGATTGGTACTAATCCTTCGTATTATACTCAAACATTTACTATTACCAATATTCCCGGTAGTTATGAAACTTTAACTCTATCTGGAGTTCCAACTAACTTATTAGTTGGAGCTACTTGGTCTATTTATAGTACTAGTTTAAATGAAAAACTATATAGAGTAGTTTCATTAAAAGAATCTGATAGTATTGGAGTTTATGAAATATCCGCAATGCTGCATAACCCTGATAAGTTTGCATTCATTGAAAATAATATCCAATTAGAAGAAAGGACTTACTCCACTTTATCTGCTCTACCTGAAGCAGTTAGCCTCGAAAGTATAGTATCCTCAAGTGGAACCTACCGTGATAGTTCTGACATTCTCAGAACTAGTCTAACCGTGGGCTTTTCAGCAGCATTATACGCATCTAGCTACACATTAGAAATTAAGCGTAATTCAGGTAACTGGGTAGAAGTGTATACTAAGAAGGCTGAGCTTAATTATACATTTTATGACTTATCTGCTAATGAAGAATATGCTATAAAAATAACTCCATTTAATATAATTGGTAAATCAGGACCTAGTACTATTGCACATGGGTTTACTATAGAGCATACTACTGAAGCTGTTGGTAATTCAATGGTAGCCAACTTTAGAAGTACTCTAAGGCCTACAGACTTATTGTTAGAATGGGATGCCTACCCAAGTATTGAGCTAGTAACGTATACTATTAGTAAAGGTGCTAGTTATCCT